ACAAAATGGATTGGTTGGGGTGTTAAAGTTTATGAAACTAGATGTGATAGTGTAAAGGACTATGTAAGGATCCTTAACGAAGTATTTGCTTATGAAGAATTTAGAGAAGCAAGAAGCAACGGTGCAGATGTATACCAACTTGCTGATACTCTAACGAAGTATGCGACAAAAAAGAACTATACATCACTAATTAAACAAGTTATTAAACATAATATAGTAGGTGTTTATGAACTCTAAAGAAGAATTATACTGGAAACGTGTTGACGCTCTAAGAGCATATTTAAAAAAGGTTGACAAAAAGTTGCCAATGATGTATAATATGTTTAAATGGAAATTAATTAAGTTAATGGAGAAAGTGAAGGAGTTTTAGTATGAATATATTTTATTTAAACCACGATACAAAAACATGTGCTGAACAGCATGTGGATAAACATGTCGTAAAGATGATTGTAGAATACGCTCAATTATTATCTACAGCACATAGAATGCTAGATGGTAAAGAGATTGAAGGTAGAAGTAAGACAGGTAGAAAAGTGAAACGATATATTATGGAAGATAAAAGAGAAGACATTATATACAAAGCAGTACACTATCACCACCCTAGTGCCGTATGGGCAAGAGAAACCAAACAACAGTATCTATGGTTGTATGATTTGTTTAAAAAACTAGGACAAGAATACACACACAGATATGGTAAAGTACATAGTACAAACTTTAAACTGAATGAGATACTGGCAAATGCACCTAATAATATTAAACAAGACGGTTGGCGAGAACCAACACCGGCAATGTCACACTATCCTCAATGTATAGTACCAAATGACAGTATTGCTAGTTACAAAAATTATTATGTAGAAGCAAAAGCATATTTTGCTAAATGGTCTAAACGTGACGTACCAGCCTGGTACGCTGCCAGAATAACAGCATAAATAAACATATGCCAACATATACATTTAGAAATAAAAAGACAGATGAACAATGGACTGATTTGATGTCTATATCTGAAATGGAAGAATACTTAGAAAAAAATAAAAAGAAAATAGGTCTTGTGCCGGCTGCACCACTCATAGTAGGTAGTGTAGGTCAACTTGATAGTAAAACTGATAGTGGTTGGAAAGACATGTTAGGAAGAGTTGCAGAAGCACATCCAGAAAGTAATTTAGCTGACAGATATGGTAAAAAAGACCACAAAACATTAAAGATAAAAGACACTATTAAAAAACATAGAAAAAGAGCAAAAGGTAAAATCTAAATAGTCTAAATAGTTATATGATAGTTAACAGCACTAAGTTGTAGGGATATCATATAACCCAAAGATTGTAAGCTGAGTTAACACATAATCCGTAAGTGAAGGAATATTATGGCAAGTAAAAAGAAACAGTTGGAAATATCATTAAAGGATTTGAATGATATTAAACCAATCACAGATAATCAGAAGGAAGTTTTCAATAACTTCGCTGACAAAAATTTATTCCTATATGGTGTAGCAGGAACTGGTAAAACTTTCGTAGCGTTATATAATGCTTTGAAAGATGTTCTGGATCCTAAATCACCTAGAGAAAGAGTATATATTGTCCGTTCTATCATACCAACAAGAGACATAGGTTTCTTACCTGGTGATGAGGAAGACAAGTCATACTTATACCAAACACCTTACCAAAACATGGTTAGGTTTATGTTTAAAAGAGGTAGTGACGCTGAGTTTGATAGATTATATAATGACCTAAGAAATCAAGGCACAATTGATTTTCTTACTACTTCCTTTTTAAGAGGTGTAACAATAGATAATGGCGTTATAATTGTAGATGAATGTCAAAACTTAAATTTCCATGAGTTAGATACAATAATGACCAGAGTAGGACAAGATAGTAAAATTGTCTTCGCTGGTGATATGCAACAAACTGACTTAACGAAAACACAAGACCGTAATGGCATCCTAGACTTTGTTAATATACTTCAGCAAATGCCTGAAGTAAATTGCATTGAATTTGATTTGAATGATATAGTGAGAAGTGGATTAATCAAATCATATTTAATAAACAAAATAAAGTTAGGATTGCACTATGAGCAACAAATTTAAAGAAGCGTTAGAAATAATACTACACCACGAAGGTGGTTATGTAAACCACCCTAAAGACCCAGGTGGTGAAACAAACCTAGGTGTTACAAAAAGAGTTTATGAGGAATTTGGTGGTACTAAGGATATGAAAGACCTTACACATGAAGATGTGGCACCAATCTATAAAAAAGGTTATTGGGACAAATGTAAATGTGATGATTTGCCATCAGGTTTAGACCTGTGTGTATTTGACTTTGCTGTCAATGCAGGTCCAGGCAGAGCAGCGAAGTATTTACAATCTTGTGTTAGTGCCTTGCCAATAGATGGCGGTATAGGTCCTATGACGTTAGCAAAAGTCAACGAATATGTTGAGAAGTTTAACGTGGAATATGCTGTAGAAAACTACCAAAAGAATAGACAAAGTTATTACGAAGAACTATCCACATTTGCCACATTTGGCAGAGGTTGGACGAGACGTGTAGAAGAAACTACTGAGACAGCAAAATCTTGGATATAAGAGCTTGACTTTCCTGTAGGATTGTGATATAATAGAGTTTGAATAGTTAAAAAAAAAAGGATTATTATGTTTATTCACAAGCAACCTACAGGTGAGTTGCCACCCCTGAAGGCAAAAAATGTTGACGGTAAAAGATTTTACGAACATTTAGAAACAGGCAGTAAGTACCCCTCAATAACAAGTGTATTATCAATAATACAAAAAGAAGGTCTTAAAAAATGGCGTGAGAGAGTTGGTAACGAAGTTGCTAACCATATTATGATTACTAGTGCTAATCGTGGCACAGCAGTCCATAACATGATTGAAGACCATTTAAACAATATTGACATTAATGATGTGGAAAAGTATAAGAAGCAATTTCTTCCACGCATGATGTTTCAGACATTAAAAAGCACACTTCAAAACATAAATAATATTAGACTACAAGAGGCAGGCATGTATAGTGAAAAATATACAGTTGCAGGTCGTGTGGACTGTATTGCTGAATATGAAGGTAAACTTTCTATTATAGATTTTAAAACAAGCAAAGCAGACAAACAAGAAGATTGGATTGAGAATTACTTTATTCAAGGTAGTGCTTATGCTGAAATGTATGAAGAAAACTTTGGCGAAAAGATTGACCAAGTTGTTATATTGATTACCACAGAGGAAGGTTCTGTACAGATATTTAAAAAAGATAAAAAAGATTATCTACCTAAATTGAAAGAAGCAATAGAAAACTTTTACAAATGGATAGAAACAAATGCTAAAACAAATTAAAAAAGGAATACTAGGTATTGGATTGATTGTATTATTCTTTTTCTTATTATCTTTTGGATTAAACAAAGCACAAGCAGGTGAAGGACCAGAGTTTTTACCTAATACAATACACCCAATACAAGTGCCAATGATGTGTGGCGAAAGCACAACAGTATTGACACAAATTGTAAATGGGTTTCAAATGAAAAGTTTAGCTGCAGGTCAAGTAAAGGCAGGCGGCGACTTAGATGGTGTTGATATTGGTGTTATATCATTTTGGATACACCCTACTTTAGAGTATGGTGGTATGTTAATGACAATAAAAGAAGGCAATTTGACATGTTTATTAGGTTATGGTGTAAATTGGGAATGGGACACAGACTTAATGATAGATGTTGTAAACGAAGTTATCAATGAAGATGAGACAAGTACGCAATAGGGACTTGGGTGCAATACCCAACACCTCCACCATTACAAAATTTACATATGGGGGTGATATAGGTTCGACCGTTGTGAGAAAGTTCATTGGAGATAATTCACTGGCGAGTGTAAACGTGACAAATGCAAACTTTAACGAGTATGCTTTAGCAGCCTAGTGTTGCTTAGGGTTTGCCTGTACCTCGTAACAGAAACAGGCACTACGCCGCTTTAGCTCATTTGGTAGAGCAACTGATTTGTAATCAGTAGGTGCCCAGTTCAAATCCGGGAAGCGGCACCATTAACAAGTGATAAGGAGATTATGACAAAACAAAGTGAACAATTTTACGAGCTTCTGGATAAGATGAGACAAGTACACGACAATAAGAGGCATGATTATGCTTCTGTTGATGATGTATTCAAAAATTTTAGAACAAGTGAAATGGCAGGTATTCCTGCATGGAAAGGCGTTGCAATGCGAATAGGCGATAAGTTTAGTCGTTTAATGTCTTTCTGTAAACAAGGTGAATTAAAAGTACAAGACGAAAGTATTGGCGACACCTTAATAGATATGGCAAACTATGCTATCATATGCCATATTTTATTTTATGAAATGAGAAACAAACAAATGAACGCACATAAAGACGATATAACAGAAAAGTTTTTAAATGCACAAGGAGATAATAATGACAGATGATAGTTCAGTAGATAAGTCTTTTGAGAATGAAACACCGGCACCAAGTCCTATGGTTCAGATTTCTATAAAAGAATACGACAAGTTAAAAGAACAACAACACTATATTACAGATAAGTCTTTAATTGATATTATAGATAACATGGAAAGACTATTAAGAGCATTAAGAAAACATATTGTAAGGACAGATATATAATGACACCTAAACAATTTGCATTAGTAATAGAAAAACGAGCAAGTAAGAAAAGAATAAGTCACATGGAAGCTGTATTAGATTATTGTACTGAGAAACAGATTGAACCAGACGAAGTGACACATTTAATTAACAGAAACTTAAAAGAAAAAATAAAGGCAAATGCTGAGAATTTGAATTTCTTACCAAAGACAGCAACATTGCCAGTATAAGGATAAATTATGCAATCATGGAAAATAAAACCTCACACATTTAAATTTAGAGAAGGCGACAGCGATGAAAAAGGCGGTTGTACGTTTATTGGTGGTACATGGAAAGATGTTACTACAGATGAACTATTTGCAGGCAAAAAGGTAGTATTGTTTAGTCTACCTGGTGCATTTACACCTACTTGTTCAAGTGAACAGTTACCGGCATATGAGGAAATGTATGATAAATTTAAACATGCACAAGTAGATGAAGTTTATTGTGTATCAGTAAATGACGCTTTTGTAATGAATGCTTGGGCAAGAGACCTAGGTATTAAAAAAGTAAAAATGATACCAGACGGTTGTGGTACGTTTACAAGTAATATGGGTATGTTAGTAAGTAAACCGGCACAAGGTTTTGGTATGAGAAGTTGGAGATATTCTGCTCTTGTAGAAGATGGTCTTGTAACTAGATTTAACCAAGAACCAGGATATAATCATCAATCAGCAGACGCTGACCCATATACTAGGTCTGACCCACAAACAATTTTAGCAACTATTAGTCATTAGTGAGAGACGGTTATAACATATATAAAAAATACTTAGCAATCAAATTGCATTTTTCTAAAGATGATTTTGATTTCTTTAAGTACGGAGGAGAAACAAAGGCGAAGTATGAAACATTTATTAAACGTAATGATAGATATTTCTTTGTCAAGGCAGCCAGAAAGTATGGCGATGATATTGTTGATTATTTTGTTGCTAACTTCATAGGCAATAAAACAGATTATATTAAAGACTTTAGCGAAGATAATTACTATCAATGGCGAAAAAGAATAGATGGTTTAACATATTACTTTAAGTTAGATATGGAAAAACTATTAAAGAAGACAGATGGTAACTTTGATAAGATATTTAAATGTTATCGTGGTCAACACCCACCTTTACTTAAAATGTATTTGGCAAAGAAGATTACATTAGAAACATTATGTATATTAGAAACAATGCTAAACTATACAAGACAGTTTGATAAGAATATAGATGAGACTTATGTATATCCTACAATTAAAAAAAAAATGAAGAAGTATCAACCTTTCATAAAGTTTAATCCAACAAAGATGAAACTAGAATTAAGGAAGATGTTAACATGAACCCGGAAGATGAATACGGTTGGTAGATGATTAAAGGTTGTGTTGGGTTTTCGTACAAACACGGATATCCATGGATAGGACATATGATACTAGTAAGAGGAAAGAGAACATTAAACATACCATTAATATATCCGTTATATTTGCTGTTGACTTTTATGTGGAGACATGATATAATGTTTAATAAAAGTAAAAATTTATATGAATAGAGACCACCATGTCATAGGTAATGGCGAAAGTAGAAAAGATTTGAATGTAGATAATCTAAATGGCACGACCTATGGTTGTAATGCCATTTATAGAGACTACTACACAGATTATCTATTCAATAAAGATAAACCTATTCAACATGAAATACTTGATAGTGAATGTTGGAAAGATAGAAAAGTAATTGTACAGACTAAATGGTTTGGTCAAGGTCATTATAATGAGGCATACTCTACAATATTATTATGGAAAGATATATTAGGTACAAATGAATTTACAGATTGTGGTTCTGCCGTGTTAACTTTTGCAACAAATAGAGCAAAGTCATATGGTGGTGAGGTACACATGTATGGTTTTGATTTTGACAAGGCAGACGGACCTATCAACAACATATACAAAGACACACCTAATTATTCAAATAGATTAAATCAACGTAAAGGTGTAACCTCAGAATTTTTAGAAGTGCTTGCTAGAAATCCAGAAATAAATTATGTTTATCATGGTGATGAACTACCAACATTATTAGAAGTATATACAAATGTTAGATATCAAAGTTGAAGTAAGAGATTTTTCATTAATAAATTTTTTATCCTCACCTATATGTATTGTAGGTACAGATTTTCGCTTGACAAAAGCAGAAAAAGATGTTATAATGAACTCACAATATGACAAACCTAGAGGTCAATCAGAAGGTGTATTAGTAACAGAAAATCATAAAATACTAGACACACCAGAACTAGGTAGACCAAAAACATTTATAGAAAACATGACACAAAACTTTGTAAAAAGTGATTTAAAAATAAACAATGAGTTTTATATGACGCAAAGTTGGGCAACAATAAACGAGAAAAATTGTAAACATCATAATCATTCACATCCTAATACATTATTAAGTGCTGTATATTATGTAAATGCAGAAAGTGGTCAACTAGTAATTAATTCAGAAAGAAATACTTTATTTCCTAATTTTGATTTTCAGTTTGATGTAGAAGAACACAATGTATTTAATTCTAAATCATGGAAGATAGATGTAAAAACAGGCGACTTAGTAATTTTTCCAGGTTGGTTAAATCATTATTCAACATCAAATGAAAACGAAGAACCTAGAGTATTAATAGGTGCAAATTTCTTTACGAGAGGCACATTTGGTAAATATGAAAATACGGATTTATTAGAACTATGACATACGATAAGAAACTGAACGATAAAATAAAAGAATTGAACTCAACAAGAGTATTTAAAAAAATAACACCTAAGTATGATTTATCTTGGTACGTTAAATGGGTATCAAGTGTATTGATATTATTAGCAGTATCTAGTAGAGCTGCAGGTGGTTTACATATGTGGGATTTAGGGTTTAGTTTAGTAGGCACGATTGGTTGGTTATGGGTAGGTATACTATGGCATGACCGTGCATTGATTATGTTAAACGGTGCTCTTGCAACATTATTGTTTACAGGTATTATGAAGGCATTTATATGACAGATAACTTATTTGTATTAGGTAATGGCGAAAGTCGTTATGGCATATCAGTACATAATTTACAACGACAAGGTAAAGTATGGGGTTGTAATGGCATGTATAGAGATTATGACCTAGATGGTTTGATTGCAGTTGACCCTATGTTAGAACATGAAATATACAGGTCAGGTTATGCACATAAACACAACGTTTGGTTTAGAGATTGGGACAGTATGCCTGTTGAACACTATGATATGATGAAAGAAGCATTTGTAGGTAAAATGGAAAATGCTAAGATAAGAGAACATGGTGAGAAGTCAGATAGATTTGTTATACATGGTCAAAGTGCCATACATCAAAATAGAATTACAGAAAGATGGAAAGGCGATGGTTACGAAAACGTTTATTGTACATGGTTAAACGGAGGTGACAACGTGTCGCAATTGAAAGAATTAATGGTAGATGTTGATGGCGAACCTAAGGATATGGGTTGGTGCTCTGGCGCTAGTGCTATGTATATTGCATGTAAAGTAGAACAACCAAAGCGTTGTTATTTACTAGGTATGGATATGTATAGTCAGACAGATAAGGTCAACAATCTATACAAAGGTACACAAGGTTATGTTTCTGCTGAGGAAAGTGCATTGATACCAGAGAATTGGGTTATACAAAAAGCGAAGGCAATGATGAGATTTCCAGATACAGATTTCATCAAGGTACAAGGAGAAGGATACCAAGAGATTCCAGAGTGGGAATCCGTGCCTAACGTTAGATATATGAACATTGAATTTTTTAAAAAAAAATTTATATTAGAGCTTGACAATGAGCAAGTTTTATGATATAATAGAGATATCTTATAAAGGCAATATAGTTGCAACTTTATTGCTGCTACTGGCTGAACAACAATTAAGAGGTTGTAAGGCATGGGTAGAGAGGGTTATGGGCGAATGCCTGAAGACACTCTATCTAGTTGTAAGTAGGGACCAATCTTTCATAGACATTGGACTCTTCCCGGAAGCTTGGGGGTAAACCAATAAATCCCTCGTAGCATGAGATAACTTGTATAAATAATAATGTCGCTAATATAGACAATATAAACACAACGAATACAACAAAAGGAAAATATATGTCATTCGCAAATCTAAAAAGAAGTCGTGGCAACTTTGACAAACTAACCAAAGAGTTAGAAAAAGTTGCAACTCCAACTACAAATCAAAATTCATCAGGAGACGAAAGGTTCTGGAAACCAGAACTTGATAAAACTGGTAATGGTTTTGCCGTTATCAGATTTTTACCTGCCGTTGAAGGTGAAGAATTACCTTGGGCAAGAGTATGGTCACATGCTTTTCAAGGACCAGGTGGTTGGTATATTGAGAACAGTTTAACTACACTAGGTCAAAAAGATCCAGTTTCAGAGGAGAACACGAAGTTGTGGAACTCTGGTAGTGACGCTGATAAAGAAATTGCTAGAAAACGTAAAAGAAAGTTATCTTACTTTACGAACATTTTAGTTGTTTCAGACCCTAAACATCCTGAAAACGAAGGTCAAGTTAAGCTATACAAGTTTGGTAAGAAAATCTTTGATAAGATTACTGAAGCGATGAAACCTGAATTTGAAGATGAGAAGGCAATCAACCCATTTGATTTTTGGGAAGGTGCAAACTTTAAATTAAAAATCAGAAAAGTTGATGGTTATTGGAATTATGACAAATCTGAATTTGAGACTATCTCTAAACTAAAAGAGACAGACGAAGATATTGAGAAGGTTTGGAAAATGCAAAAACCTTTAAATGAATTTTCTGCTGCTACAAACTTTAAATCATATGATGAGCTGAAAAGCAAATTTGAAAAAACTGTTTATGGCACAGGAAAATCTGAAACGGCAGAACAAGTATATATCCCACCTGTTAGTGCTGCTGTTGAAGAAGTTAGTGAAGACCTAAAGCATGAAAGTATACCAACTCCAGAAGTTACTTCCCCTAGTAATGATGAAGATGATACTATGAATTACTTTAGCAAATTAGTCAACGACTAATCTCTCCTAGTAAGTAATATAATCACTAACGAAAGGGCGGCCTAGTGTCGCCCTTTTTTACATATAAATAGGGACATGATTACAAAGTTTGTTGAACATTTATTATTTCCTACTACAGTATATCAAAATGAGATACCTGTAAATGAAAACGAATTTACTACAATGAGGGAAATGGATTATGAGCGTATGCCTAGTGACAATGGGTATATGACAAAGTACAAACGAATTTTAACATTATTACCACACACAAGAAAAGCAATAGAAAAACACATAGAATACTATGCTTATGAAGTATTAGGTATATCTCATAGACACAAATTTGTTATCACTACAAGTTGGGTAAACAAACATGTAACAGGTGATAAGGCACACTCACACTTTCATGCTAATTCAGTTATTAGTGGTTGTTACTATCTAAAAATGCCAGAGAGTGGTGGTGGTATTTGTTTTCCTAAACCTACTAATCATAATAATTTTTTAAGTGATATGTTTAACTTTGAGACTAAAGTAATTAATGAGAGAAACACATCAGAATATAAGATAGAAGTTAAAGAGAATATGTTGATATTGTTTCCGTCTCAGACAAGACATTTTACTCAGATAAATAATTCTATAGAAGATAGATATTCACTTGCCTTCAATGTATGGGTTAGAGGTGATATGGGTAACGCTGATATAGAAAAGATTAAATTATAATGGATATATTTTTAGACATACTAACACAATTTGGTTTACCAGTTGCTGGTGCAATGGTAATGGGTGTCTTTATATACATTATCCTTAAATACATATTAGCAGGTGTTGTAGGTCAAGTTGCCACAATCACAATGTTAATCTCAGCATTAGACAATAGAATTAAAACAATGAACCACGACATGATTAAATTAGATATATTAATTAGTAGTGCTTTAAACTTACGACCAGATTTAGATAGAGTTTCCAGGTCAGATGGTAAAGAAGACGCAAGGAAAGATTGATGGTTGAAGTAGAAATAACATCACCAATTATAGATATATTAAATAGATATGGATTTGCCTCTGTAGCTGCCATTGCTATGGGTTGGTTTATCTATTTTATATACAACTTTGTGACTGGTAATATCATAGAAAAATTAGACAAGGCACAAATAACGACTATAGCACTAATAGACCGTATTAGAATGCTAGACAATGACTTAATACGTTTAAGGTCAAAACTTAATACAGTATTAGAAATGAGAGAAAATGAAGAAAATAACAGACGTAAAAAACCAGATTAGTTACCTTAATGGATTATTTCAAGGTGCCCTTGCATTATTAGTATTGTTTGGAATAGCGATATTGCTCGTATTCATCACTCAATTATTATAAATAGTAGCATGAAAAGTACACTAAAAAGTGTACTAGGGGTTATCTTGCTATGTACTTTTGTGACATCCACTAGTACATCATCAGAAATTGTCCATGAGTTTAAAAATCCTGCGTTTAGCGGCAATGGGTATAGTTCACATGTACTTTCTGTAGAACAGTTACAAGCAAACAGAAAAAAAGGTGTAGCTGATGACGCTAAGTCAGCAGCATCAGCAGCTGAAAGAGCAGAGAAGAATAAAACAATAAACAAATTTATTGCCAATGTAGAAAGTAGAATTTACGCTAATCTTTCTAAACAGTTAGTAGATAACATGTTTGGTGAAGGATGTTCAGGTACTTGTCCTACATCTGGTACTGCTGATATAGAAGGTTCTACAATTTATTGGGTCAAAGATACAACCACAGAAATAATTACATTAACAATTACTGATCCAAATGGCACGGTAACAGAAATGACCGTACCAATGGGTGATTTTAATTTTTAGGAAAGTTATGGGTGCATTAGAAATATTAAAAGTGTTAGGAGTGGTGTGTTTGTTGACTGGTTGTGCTAGTACAAATAGTGCTTATAAGAATGGCGAATTTAAAGCACCATACATAGAAGGCACAACAACAAGCAAGTTGTTAGAAGAAATACCTGATTTAGATAATCAACCACAGATAACAATTGCAGTTTATGATTTTAGCGACCAAACTGGTCAAAGAAAACCAAGTACAAAGTTTTCTCAATTATCAACGGCAGTAACACAAGGTCCTGATGTATGGGTTATCAATGCATTAAAAATTGTGAGTGGTGGTGATTGGTTTAAAGTTGTAGAACGAAAAGGTCTAAATAATTTAGTTAAAGAAAGACAATTAATTAGGTCTACTAGAGAATTATATGATGGAGAAAGTGATGTTAAAAATCAATTAAAACCTATGTTATTTGCCGGTCTTATTGTAGAGGGTGGCATAGTAGGTTATGATACTAACACACAATCAGGTGGTGTAGGTGCAAGATATTTTGGTATTGGTATCAATGAAATGTACCGTACAGACCAAGTAACAGTTTCATTAAGATTAGTTGCAGTACAAACAGGAGAAATATTATTAACTGTTAATGCAACAAAAACAATTGCCTCTTACAGTAAAGGCGGCGATGTGTTTAGATTTTTAGATATGGGTACAAGAGCACTTGAACTAGAACAAGGTTCAGCTGTGAATGAACCAGTTAGTTATGCTATACGAACAGCAATAGAATATGCAATCTTGCAGATGATATATGAAGGTGTAAATTGTGATTTATGGAAAATGCAAGGTGTAAAGGAGATAAAAATACATGAAAACAGTAACTAAAATAGTTATGTTTTTGATGATGTTAACAATGCCAGTAATGGCAAACGACATATATGTGACACAATCTGGAGCTACATTGACTTTAGATGTATTACAAGACGGACAAAACAACACAATAGGTAACAGTACAACTGCTTCAACAGTAACAGGTGCTACATCTAACTTTAACATTGACCAAATTGGTGATAGTAACGTATTAACTTTTGATATCAATGGTGCAAGTTACACAGGTACCTTTAGTACAACAGGTAATAGCAACAACATAGACTTTAATTGTGATAGTGGTGGAACAGTTAGTTCATGTGCTTCTGTAACTGCTTCAATCATTTGGGTAGGTTCTTCAAATGACCTAGACATTGATGTTGGTGAAACAGCAGACGCTACAGGTGCTGGTATTACAATATCAGGTGCTTCTGGTAGTGATAGTAATGTAATTGCAGGAACAATAGATGGTACTAGTGTTATATTTACTTTATCAGTAAACGGTGACACAAATAACTTCTTAGTTGATATAGACGGAGATGGTGATAGTGCAGGTCATACCTACATACACTCACATACAGGTTCAATCGCTGATGTAGATATCACGCAATCAGGTATCTATGATAATATGATTACACTAACAACTTCTGGAGACAATCATAATATAGATATTATCCAGAGGGATTAATAATGTCTAAATGGTTTCTAACCTTTTTCATAATCTTTTATGCTAGTCATAGTTTGGCTAGCATAGGAGAGGTAACACAAATAAAAGGTAATGGTGTTGTAGATAGAAAAGATGGCGAAAAAGAAATTGTCCTAGAAAAAGAAACAGATATATTTTCATACGATACAGTTAAAACAGGTAATGGTAAAGTTGGTATAGAATTTATAGACCTAACTAGAGTTGATGTAACTGAACATAGTAAACTTATCATAGATGAATTTGTTTACGACCCTAATACTAAAACAGGTAAACTATCATTAAAGGCAAAACTAGGCACAATCAAATATGCCTCAGGTCAGATTGCTAAAAATTCAAAACAGAATGTAAAGATAACAACACCTACAGCAACGATTGGTGTTCGTGGTACAGACTTTACAATGACTATAGATGAGATAGGTTCATCTACAATTATTTTATTACCAAGTTGTGATACAAATGGTAATTGTTTTGTAGGTGAGATAAGTGTAGAAAGTGACGCTGGTCAAGTTATACTTAATCAGGCATTTCAAGCAACTGTAGTTGACAACCTTGTAACTAAACCATTGTCGCCTGTAATTTTAGATTTAGATGAAGATATGATTAACAATCTATTAATAATATCTAAACCGGCAGAGATAGAGCAAATGCAAAATGAAGAAGGATTAAATGAAGTTGCAGACGCATTAGATATTGACTTTTTACAATTTGATGATTTAGAACAAGACTACTTAGAAGAAGACGAAAGTCAATTTGTTACAGGATTAGATATAGACTTTTTAGAACAAAATTTTTTAGTTGATATTTTAAAACAAATAAACGAAGAATTGGCAAAAGCAATGAGGTCAGAATTTGATAAACAAAAATCAACAGACGGAATACAATTAGGTAGGAATGAAGTAACAGGTGTTATAATATTAGATGAGGATCCACAATGGGTTTGGAGTAGAGAAGCTGCTAGTGGGTCGTATATAGAATTAAGATTAGACAAAGAATATGGTTATGTATTAAATGTAATACAAGGTGAGTTTGAACAATATGATTTTGAATTAGGAGGTGTAGAAAATGCGATTACTATTAATCAGACTAATTAAAGAAAATTTATTACTGGTATTTTTAGTGTGTTTCATATTATTATTTTCATCAAAAGCATTTGCTGATACAGCTCATATAAACTATGTGTCTAGTACAAGTGACCAATACACACAATTAAAAAGTGAACTAGAAGATTTAGGTTATACGGTAACAGGTACAAATAGTGGTAGTGTAACTCTATCAGATTTTAGTAGCAAAGATTTACATATTAATATTGCAGGTGATTCCAATTGTGGTAGTAGTTGTAAGACGGCATACGAAACTTATATTGGTAATGGTGGTAATGTTATAATTGCAGGTAATGGTGTTTATAATAATAATAGAACAGGTAGTATTGAAGCATTAATAGAAAGTAAATTAAGTGTAGGTCAAA